TTACCGAAAAGGAAAACAGGTTAAAAGCCATTGATAAACTCAGTGAACTAGAAATTCCCATAAAACTAGTTGACTTCGTAGTTGATGTCGATTTAGACAAACAACAGAAGAACATTGAGATAGTCAAAGAAACTTTCGACAAAGCCGTTGAAGAAGTCGTTCAAAAGAAACTCGAAGGTCGAGATGACATCGAGGATCCAGAGAAGAAAACACCAGAGATAAAGTCTACAGATTCCAATCCATTCGGGGTGTTTTAGTTTTAATAATTCATAAAATGCAAGATTCATTTAGTATTTACCAGTCAAATGGTACTGATAAGGCTAAACTTAAAGAAATAATCGTCGAAATCCCAGGAATGATTTCTAAATTACTTGTTTCAGGTTTGGCTAAAAACAAACAGGTTTCAGGAGACCCTGCATCAGGTAGTGTTAAAGTCTCCAGATTCATCGGTTCTACTGTAAGAGATTACGGTACTGCTAGAGGTTTAGGTAGAGGAGATAAACTAAAGGATAACTATGTAACTGTTCTTTTAGATGAAGAAAAGGAAATAGTTGAAGAGGTTAACAACTTCGACCTAAGACAATACGGTTTAGAAGGTATTCTTGAGAAGAGAGCTGGTTCAGTAGCATTCGCTTACCAGAACCACTTAGACCAGGAGTTCTACACTGTAGCAGAAGATGAAGGTACAGAGGTAACAGCAGAAGGAGATACTGTTCTAAAGAGATTTGATTCTATAGTAAGAGCAGTTTCTACTGTAAAAAATGGTAATGTAAACGGTGTTCCTAGAGGAATGATTGTAGTAACACTTAATTCCGAAGCTTACGATGAAGTCCAGGCTAAAATCGATGAACTTCCAAACCCAGTAGAGGGTGGAGTTAAGATTGGTACATTGCACGGAGTATTTGTAATGGAGAACATAAACCAAACTGAGGAAATGATCGCTATGGCTATGGGTGCAATCGCACAGCCTTCCATCATATCCAACATTAAGTTCGGTGAGGTTCCATTCAGTAACGAGCAAGCAATCACATTCTTCTTTAACTATGGTACAAAGTGCGTAATGCCTGACCTAGTTATGTATGGAAGTATTGTTGATTCACCAACACCAAGTGCTTAATTCGGTTTTAGAGGGGGTGTGATAGCCCCCTCCACTTAAATTCAGTATTAAGGCTATGGATGCAATTCTCCAAAGAATAAAAGACTATGCAAAAATCCTAAATAGTGATATCCAGGATGGAAATTACTTGGATTTTGTTGTTAACAGCGTTGTCGATAGAGCCTTGAACTACACAAATAGGTCTCAGTTAGTAGACAAGTACTTATATCTCCTTAATAGAGCTGGCTACACACCAGAGGAAATAGCGGAAAATACAAACTACGAAGGACAGGTCTTCGGTTATGATTGCCCTATTCCACCACAAATGGAAAAAATCCTCGCAACAGTAGTGAGCAACCTATATACAGATATAAAAACCACAGAAAGAGAGGTTACAAAGGTCGATGACAACGGACAGTCTGTTACATTTGGTTCTGACAAGGCTACAAGCCTAGCAACTGCCACAGATAGGGAAATATTCTTAGGAGTGACTGAGCAATTAGATAACTTTAGGATGATTTCCGTCATTGAAGATACCACAAGGCTTTACAAAAGCTATTAAAGATACATTCTATGATAAAGAGCTAACAGAGATGGCTGAAACTACTTCCGAGAATGATTTCGGAGAGAGAACAGTAGCCCTTACTCCTACCACGAACACAATACTAGGTAATGTAAGATTCAGTAACCTAGAGGAGATAAGAGAAAACTACGGAATTCGTGAAAGAATAGATATCGCTATTACTACGGATGAAGAGGTCGATCTGGGTAGTATTTGGGAATATAGAAACAAAAACTACAGAATAGTTCAAGCAATTCCTAACGATTCACATAACTTCTTAGTAGGTCAAATATGGTCGTAGGAATTAGGAATGTAGACAAAGCAATAGATAAGGTAAGACAAATCAGAGAAAAGCTGGACATGAGCCAGGCATTCAAAGATGTGGGGATAGTTGTTCAAAAGTCGGCAAGAGCAAAAGTTCCTGTAGATACAGCTCAACTAAAAAGGAGCATAAAGTTCGAAGGTTTAGATGGGAAGTATAAAAATGGGGTGGTTATATACGCAAATACCGAATATGCCCAATGGGTAGAATTTGGTACTTCAGCACCCCACTTCGTTCCATTCGTAGACCGATACGGAAATGAAACAGGAATAGAGGCTTGGGCAAGAAGGCACGGGTTTGATACTAGAAAGATGAAAGGTTTGATGGTTACAGGGAAACCAAGACCATTCATGTACCCTGCTTTCATAGAAACAGAGAAAAAGGTAAACTGGATACTGAGGGAAGAAGCTGAAAAGCAAATACATAAATTGGTAACAGCAAAATAATGTATATACCTAATAAAGATGTTTACGAAATATTGAAGTCCGTAAAAACAGGAGTCTCGGTGTACCCTAACAGACCCGAGGTAATAGAAAACCCTCCTTGCATGACCTACTTCGTTGAAAACAACGGAATAGAGTTAGATTTAAGTAAGGAGATCGCATACCAGGACATCGATATTGTGGTAGATATATGGGCTGAAACCATGCTTGAGGCTACTGAGATACTAGACCTGCTAGAAGGGGATATGCGAGAAAATAATTTTATGTTAGACTTTAGTAGTGAAGTCGATGATGAAAATCTGAAGCACATCACTACAAGATTTAATTTTATTGGCTAATAAAATGTCAAAAAGAAGAAGTTTAGGGGTAGTCCTAACAAAAATCAAATCTGGGAGTGAGCAAACTGATTTGGTAATAAGAAACCTTACCAACATCGGAGAATTAGGTCTCGAAGCTGAGGAAATCGAGGTCACAACACTAGACGATGATGGGAAAGTATTCATCGGGGGTGGTTTAGATGCTGGAGAACTAACATTCTCGGGCTTCACAGATGATGACCACGAAACAGACCTAGAGGCTTTATATGCATTGGTACAGAGCCAAGCAGTAGAGGACTTTACATTGGTATTCCCTTCGGGATCCAAATGGGAGTTTGAGGCTTATGTAAAAATGTTCAAAGAGGCTGAAAGTGAAGTAAATGGGGTTAGAGGTTTCACTGGTTCTTTAAGAATTTCAGGTATTCCTGAGTTTACTAAAGCAACACCTAGTGCTTAATGGGAAATAGGGGGTGTGACAAAAGCACCCCCTGTATTAAATTTAATATAAAATAAAATGGAATTACTCGACATACAATTCACACCGAGAACGGTGAAAGAAATAGAACAAGTGAGTAAGAAGTCAATCGTGGAGTTAGTCGGAAGCTATTCTATGACTACAGTATTCACATTGATACAAAGGGGTTTTAGATTTGATGAAGCCCAAACTGATCACTGGATAGGAAAGTACTTACAAGAACAAGGTGATTTATTTGCCTTGTATTATGAGCTAATGGAGATCCTCTTAAAAAAAGGTTTATCTCCAAAGGGAATAGCCGAGGAGATGCCAACGATGTTCAAGGAAGCCAATTGGATCAAGGACAAAGAGGCTCCACAGGTAGCGACAGAAGTGAAGGAGAAGAAGGGTACTTCTACGAAGCCTGGGAAAGAGGAGAAGAACTAGCCCTTAAAATAGGACTAGATTTAGATACCTACTGGAACAAAATAGATCCTGCTCAGTTTGAAAAGTACATAAAAGTGTACCAGGACAAAGCAAAGGAAAGAGCTATAGAACAGGATATGCAGAACTATAACCTTGCTCGTTATATTGCTATAGGTGTAAACGATCCAAAGAAATTCCCGAGAGAACCATACCTAGCAAAAGAGCTTAAAGGGGAGGAAGACAAAGTGATGACTGCAATTGAAATGGAGAAGGTTGCTGAATCAATGACATATAAATTGGGAGGAGTCATAAAAGATGGCAAGCACGAAGAAAACACTTGAGAGACTGGAGTTAATATTCACAGCCAATCAGGAGCAATTCGATAAACAATTGAAGAGTATTGAAGATAGTATCGCAGGTGTTAAAGGGTCTGTTGATGGTGTAAGTGCGGGGATGGGTAAAACCATGACTGGAGCTATGACAAAAGCACAGCTTATTGCACGGGTGGTAATTAAGGTGTTTGAAAAGGTAGCCCAGGTTATAGGAAAGGTCATCAAAACGGTTGTTAATTTTGGAAAAACCCTCATGACATCAGGATCACAGTTAACCAGAATGAGGGTGGCTACAAATACCCTTGGTAGGAACCTTGGCATAACACAAGAAGAACTAGATGGACTTAGAGATTCCCTCGCAGATGCAAATACATATGGTATCAAAGCCGAACAGGTAATATCCTCCCTTGCAAGAACAGGTCTTATAGAGATGTCTAAGAGTTTAGAAGGGGTTGATGCAAGAACGGGAAAGGCTGTTACTGGAGTAAGTGCGTTGGTGTTAACAATGAAGGACTTAGGAGCTGTAGCTGGTAAGTCTTCAAGTCAAGCAATCGCAGATATAACCGATTTCATAAGTAGGGGAAGGACTGAAGCCGTAGAGGGGATGATCGCAATAGGAAACTTGGGAACAGAATATCGAGAGTTTGCAAAAACACTAGGAAAAGGGAGAGGTGAGTTAACGGCACAGGAAGAAGCTCAAGCTAGATTAAATATAGTCCAAAGAGAAGGTGCCAAAGCTTTTGGTGCCTATGCAGAGGCATATACCACATCAGGAAAGATGCTAGATTCTATTACAGATGCAACAAAGAGTGCTTTTGAGGAGTTAGGTGCAATGCTAGAGCCTATATGGGCATCAGCTACAACTGCAATACTAGGATTCGTACAAAATGTTAGAAATTTCATAAACCAGAATGAACAGGTGATTAAGAACTGGGCTACAAAGGTGGCTGGTTGGGTTGTTTATGTAGCAGAAACAATTGCACAATTCTTAAGTAAAATTCCAGTAATAGGAAGCGTATTTCAGAGCTTAACAAATATACAGGTAAAAGTAGCAAAGTCTTCGGAGGGTATGGATGATGCAATGGAAGGAGAGGCTGATACTATGGATGATGCCAGTGGTAGTGCAAGTAAACTTAACAAAGAACTTAGAGGTCTTGCTGGATTTGACGAAATGAATGTATTAAAAGAACCAGAAACAGGTGGTGGTGGTGGTGGAGCTTCAACAACCGCACTTACTACACCAGGAATATTTGAGAACTTTGGAGCTGAAGTAGATAAGGTAATAGATGATATAAAGAATAAAATATCAGATAAACTAGATCCTATTAAGAAAAAACTAGAGGAATTCTTCGAGCCGATGGTTCGTGTCTGGAAAACATGGGTAGAACCAGCTTGGCAAGGTCTTAAAGCGTCATTAGATGAACTGTTTGCCTCTGTTTCAAATTCGCCAATAGGTGAAATACTAGAAACAATTGCACAAATAATAGGTGTTGTTATAGTGGGTGCTATTGGGGTTCTGATCAATATAATAACTGGCGTTGTGGCAATTATAAAGTGGGCTGTCGATAGCTGGAAGAAGAATTTTGATAGGGCTGTTGAATTTATTGCCAATCTTATTGTTTGGTTTAGAAATTTTGATGAAAATGTTGCTACGATAGTAGAGAATGTAAAACAATGGTTTGGAGAGATGTCGGAGAAAATAAAAGAAGTTTGGGAAAATGTTACCAATTGGATGAGTGAGAAATGGAACTCTGTAACTGGCTGGATTGAAGAGAGAATGAACAATGTGGGTTCCGCCTTTAGTGGTTTAGGAGATAAGATGAAAAACATTTGGAATACTGTAACTGGCTGGGTAAGCACGAAATGGACGGAAACAACAGACTGGATTAAAAACAAAATAAATGATATTGGCTCTGTCTTTAATGGTTTCGGTGACAAAGTTAAGGGAGTTTGGAATAGAATCAAAGATGATGCAGTTTTAGCATTTAATACGCTAAAAGGTAAATTGACTGGAATATTTGATAATATTGGTTCTGGTATTAGTAATTCTTTTGAGAAGGTGGTTAACAGATTAAAATGGTTGATAAACAGTTTTGTCGTTAAGCCATTGAATAGTGCAAGGTCTGTTATAAACATGATACCAGGGGTAAATATTAAGGAGATACCATATCTTGCTGGTGGAGGTGTTGTTGAAGAAGACACACTAGCCATGCTACATAGAAGTTCAAAAGAAGCAGTTCTACCATTAAAAGGTAATACTGAGTGGATATCAGAGTTGGCTGGAATGATAAACTCGAGTGGCGGTGGTGGTGGAAACCTTATCGTTAAGATTGGAGACGATACAATATACGAGAAGGCAATAGACTACATTAGAGAAAAAGGTTTAAGAACTGGAACTAATATATTAAACTTATAAAATGGCTAAAACATACGAAGTAAAGATAGGAACAACAGAACTTAAATTAAAGAGCTTTGAAGTGGAAAGAAACAAGCTTTGGAGTGATGCTGATAGAAACATGGCTGGAGAACTGAAAGCTACTTTTATAGGAATATTCCCTAAATTAAAACTTGAGTTTACCTATCTTACAGAGTCGGAACTTAAAACAATACTGGGGCTTATAGAACCGCCAAGTTTTTCTGTTTCGTGGTGGGATGCAGAGTTGGGTAATTACAGGACAGGAGACTTCTATGCTGGAGACTTCTCATACCCATATTGGAATAAGAAAAAGGGTATGTATGCACCATTCACAGTTAACCTAATACCATATAAGAAGATATGATAAGCGTAAGTAGTGAATTCAAAACAGCAATGAAGGGGAATGCTAGAACCATTTCTGCTTATATAGATGATGGGGATGCTATCAGACTAACAGATGCTGATGACCTTAAAGGATGGAATATAAAAGCTAACGGAGAGATGTTTCAAACGGTGCTAAGGCAAGCTGAAGCTAAGTTCTGGGGTGGACATGATTTAAGAGATAAAGAGGTTAACATAGGGCTTGGATTAGTAACAGGTTATGATGAGGTTGAAGAAAAAGATATTGTCGAATATATAGACTATGGGACATTCAAGGTTGTAGAACAAGAAGAGAATAAAGATACACAACAGAGTACAATAAAGATGTATGACAAGATGTATGAAGCATTGAGGCTTTATGAGTTATACGATGTTGAATACCCCAGAACAGTTAAAGAACTGGTTCAGGAAATATGTAGTGCACTTGGTTGGACACTTGGAACAGCTACATTCTTAAATGATGATTTGATTGTTGGTGCAGACTTATTTGCATTCCAGGGATTCACATACAGAGATGTACTAGAACAGGTAGCAGAAATAACGGGAACAATCATATACTTCAATACGGATGATGAACTTGTTTTGATACCAATGGGTGCAAGTGTTGTAGAGACCCTTTCACAATCAGAACTAAGAAAACTAAATACAGAGGCTCAATGGGGAGCAGTAAACAGTATTGCATTAGCTAGGACACCAGTAGAACAGGATTTTGTATGGAGAGGTGGATATGTTAGTCCTCCTATACTATGTGAGGATGGAGATGAACTACTAATGGAAGATGGAGAAGAGTTACTTCTCGAGATATTAGTAGAAATAGACGGATTGTATCAGATAAGGTTTGAGAATAACTTGTTCGTAGATGGAGATAGAGAAAGCTATATAGATTCGATATCAGATGAGTTTACAGGGTTTAGCCTAGTGCCATACGAAGCAAATACAATATTCCTTGGATACCTAGAAATAGGGGATAAAATTAAGGTTCAGGATAGAAATGCAGTAGAATACGAAACCTATGTGACAAATGTAGAATTATCAGTAGGAGAAGGGGTAAAAGAAGTAATAACAGCAACAATACCTCCTAAATCCAGAAGTAACTTCAAAAGAGTGGCTGGGGTAATAACGGGAACTGTACTTAAGACTGAAGTAGGAGAAAGAAACATAAGGGATGAATCGATCACAAGTGCGAAAGTAAGAGAACTTTCAGTAGATAAGCTTACAACTGGAACATTAAAGGTAGGAACCGAAATAATCGTACCAGATGAATTTGGTAGAGCATTAATTTACATAGCCAATGTGGAGGTAGAAGATGAGTAAGAAAGGAGTGGTTTATACAGCAAGAAAAGGTTTTGATGCCAGGAGTTGTCATCCTAAAAATAGGACTATAGATTCAACCAAAAACCACCTGAAAGTGAAAGGATCCTATACTTTAATTATTGATGAACCACGATAATGTCAGCTCCACCATTTGAGGAGGCAACACATAAGAAGGACTTGGTGCATAACTTAGGATATAAACCTATTGTTAGAGCATTTGCGAAGATAGATTCATACTCGACATGGGGATGGAGACAAATACCCATATACTACTACGACAGGGAGTATGTTCCAGATATTGGGATAATAATACTAGGAAGGAAGATCGATTATGAACACATAGATGACAATACGATTAGATTCTATGCACCAGAAGGAATAGAGATTAAGGTTACTTTATATTTAGAACCGAGGAAGGACGCATGGTATGGCTAACAAACCAGTAACAAAAGTAGCGAGAGCAAATCACGATGCTAGATATACTAGTGATGTTAATTTGTCGTTTAGTAGTGAATGGAAGACACCTAAAATATTCAAACAAACGGGTGTAGCAGAACCTAGTTTTACTATTTATGATATTGTAAGCCCAGTAGGTGCATTAGGAGATTATTTTATAGAAGGTGAGGAGAACGGTAAGAGGGCATATACAAATGGTGAGTACTGGATATGGTGGAATGGTGTTGATAGATGGAAACTTACCAACACAAAGGGGAGCGGTACTGTGGTATTTTATCATCCACAGGATGCATACCTTCAGGATACACCGTATGGATACTACCTACCTGGAACTGGCGTTGGAAGTTTCAGCGGTTGGTATGGAGCCACATATTACACGAACATGGCTTACTTTAGTAGAAATAATGGGAATTTAACCTGGAACAACCCGCTCGGATACATACCATCGTTTCTGGCATTCAGAAAACTAAGCCCCGATACGCCAGATGTTGGTTATAATGTGTTTACTGGAGAAGAATACACTTATTCACTTACAGCTACGAAAACAGATCCATTCAATGAAGGGGTAACATTCCTTACCGAAGATTTAACAATAATACCGTTCGAAGGAGATGATGGGGCATATGCATTACTATTTCTAGATCCACTAGATGGAACACCTCCTACTAATTATCAACTAAAGAATGGTGCTGTTTATTTACTTGGAGCTGGCGATGTAGAGGTTCGGGAGGCTTTTCCCTATTTTAATTCAATGGATAGTAGATTTGACAGTTTCAAGATATTCAAGACGGGAACCCTAGAGTTGAACCTACCAGCAGAAGCAATACCAATAAACAGCCCGTCAAAAGTATATACTGCAACCGTAGAACATAACCTTGGGTATCCTCCAGTGTTCCTACCAGAAGGAACTATTGGTTGGGGGGTCTCCTCGATGGGTGCAGAGTACATAATAAATGACAATCTCGGGTCTATAATATCAGCCTATGCAGTGGGAGTAGATGGAGAACCACATATAGATAT